TCTAGTTAATCCCACATGCTACGAAAGCCATCCCTGGCATGTATAGCTGTCCACGCTACTTCAGCAGTAAATTCAAAGTGATCTCTAATCTTACGCACAGTGGGATGTGCAGTTTTTGTCAACACTTGGTCAAAGCAGGCCATGCCCATGTCTACATAGTAGCTTGACTTTATACCACGCTTGACCATCAACTCAGGAAATACAGCACGAGTGAACCAGCATTCATTCCCCAAACTAATATACTGATCAACAGTACGCACAGTCATAAATTGTTCTGCATAACTGGGTTTTGGTTGCCAATTGGGTTTAGCCACATGATCTGCCAGTACCATAGTACAGTAGTTAACTATGTCTTCTGGCAATTGCCAACCCTGGCGATCACAGCACTCAACTATTAGTTGACGTATCATTGGAGTGCTGGCTTCATGCATGTCTATATACGGGTGGTTAGATGGTTATGCCCCATGCACTACTTGAGTTTTCGCCCACACCAATCACACAGGCTGTCGCTGTAGTGTATTCAATTAAAGTCCATGCTCCATTAGTCAAGTTAACTGTCAGCACTGTGCTTGTACCCTGTTGACTAGTAGATCCACGCCATTGTGGAGTTTCTTTAAAGTCTTCTACTATTGTTTTAAACACTTTTTCAGTTGCATCGCACACAACTGGCTTGTTTAATGTACGTGGTTCAGCTGATAACGTGCCAGTCACGGCCACTAGTACACAAGCAGTTAATAAAGTCTTCATATGGTATTTATTGATATAAATACAGTATGGACCAATACTACTGCTTAACTATCAATCCAGAGTATGCTCAAGTTACACAGTTTATACTAGCATGTAATCTCAAGCACTCTATACACTTAAATCGCATACGCTTTTGGGTACCTTACGGACACATCAATACCCAATTCCAACTACGCTTTGCCGATACATGTCCCAGAGTACAGCCCGACGATCACGCTTTCGAATAGAGTAAAATCACCATGGGTCGGTGCGTAAGTACTGGCTTAATTTTTTTTGCGCACTAATTTTAAAAGGGTTGTAGACCCAATTCTATTTGACCTGTTGAATCAATCCAATAACTCGATCACTGACACCGCCCACAATTTCAGCATGATTATACGTAACTGGCACACTAGTACCACCTTGAGGGCGATATGGCCCTCGACCATATTTTTGAGCCAATATGTTGTCCAACTCCCTCTGTTGATAGAAGTTATGCCAAGCACCTTGCACACGACTGCTTAATCGTTCTAGTGTAGTGGGCCATCCAGCAATGGTAATACTAAGTTTGGGACTAGCTGACTGCATGTTAGTCACTGCCTCTGCACCTAGACTATAGCCCACTACTACTAACCGGGTGTTGGGTCTAGTTTGATAGTACTGCAATGCAGACGCAGAATCTTTACCTTCAAACATGCGACCTTTTACTGCTTGAGCTATGGCTTCTAAACTGGCATTGCCTATCTTACCTGCGGCAGTGTGCATACCTCTAAACAAGCACACAGTTATACCTTGATTTGAGCCTTGTGGTTTTGCGGGTGCGTTAGCTGGAGCGGGTTTACCAGCACCTAGGCTAGTTAGAGTCTGTTGCCCTATAATACCGTCTACTGAGAGATTGTTTTTAGTTTGATAAGCACGGGCAGCCGCTTGAGTAAATGGTCCATCAAAACCGTCAGCACCCCGAGGGCCTAGATTATAGCCCAACTTGATTAGCTTTTCTTGAGCTTGAGCCAGTGTTGAGTTAGCAGTGATTTCAAATAATCGCATAGTTAAATATTTATGCCCAGTACAGCAAGTAGAGTGTTTTATGTTTAGCTTGTCTGAAAGCAATTACATTAGTAGTATACTCCCAGTTGCTGTGGCCAACATACTGATCTAACCATGCATCTATTGTGATAACATGATTGATCCAGTCGTTTTGACCGGGTGCGTTAGACCAGGATACTTGTACAGTATGTGGGAACATGAGTTTATTTATTATTAGATAAACTGCTGGTTTTATTAGGCTAGAAAATCTTTTACCGCTCGCTACTTCGTAGCTTAGTAAAATTTTTGCGCGGCGCTTCGCGGTGTCAGTATACTAGGCGGAGTCGCGATCGTAGTACTTGTAGTTAACAGTGGTCTCGTTGGTCTTGTGTACTGTGGCACCGTTCTTCATATGGAACTTGCGGGCCATTTCAGTAGGGGGACTTAGTGTAACAATACTTTTAATATCCTTGAACTCGCTACGTAACCATTCAGCGGCCTGTCTAAGCAGTTCAGCACCTGCGCCCGGTGAGTATGACCAAATGGTATAGAACACAGCCACATCATGTGTTGTGGCTAGGTCAATAAGGTCTTGCTCATCTTTGGGGATATCTTTGAGCCATTGCATACATGTGGCCGCCAGTATTTCTTCCCCGGCTTTTAATATCAGTATTTCCGCTAGATCGTTTACACGCTGTTCCAGGGGAATGTGTGGTCTCACTGGATCATCTTTAATGACCCGAGTTTGTGGATCGTTGATGTCGCGTATGTGGTACAGATGCATGATATTAAACATTCCTTAGTGTTATTATATACGTACTTATCTCTTTGAGCCGAAAACTTCATTACAGCGAGATTACACGTCATCACTAGGAAGATTATTCAACAGTTCACGTAGTTTACTACTTTCAACTTGCGCACGTACTTTGGGTATGGGCACTAGACTATTAGGATCCAATTCACCTGTAGCGGGATCGACTGTTTGACGATTCTTAATTGATGCCAACAAACTCGAACCTGCACTGGCGCTGGTACTGTTGCCATATGAGTCTTCTTGTTCACAGTCGCTGATGCGCAAACTGTCCACATTAAACTCTAGATCAATTTTCATGCCCACGCCAGAACTACTACGTGTTTTCATCAGTTGTATTTGATAACGTCCACGCTCACGCATGGCTCTTGATGTAAAGATACCAAACACGTTATCCGCAGTTTGAATCTTGCTCAATCCACCTGAAATATGACTATGATCAAACTCAACTTCTTCTACAGCACCACGGTTTAACTGCGCGGCTGTGACAAATATACAGTTCTTTTCCACTGCTAGGTTACGCAATTCTTCACTTACATACTTGTCTTTAATAAACAAGTCTGCGGGGCTAATCTTCTTTGAGATTGGCATGAGCAAGTCCAAGTAGTCTACTAATAGTACATCTACTTTACGATCAGTCTTGATTTCATATTCTTTCAAGTATGATCGCAAGTCATTTGCGGTCTTCCCAGACGGCATATACTTGACTTGGAAGGTGCCTGACTTTTTGCCAATCACTTTCACCTTCATCTCGACATCATCTAGATGTTTAAAAATCTCTCTAGTCGGGATCCCTGTTAGCATACTGTCAACACGCATGGACACCAGTTCTTCACTAAGTTCCAGCGTCAAGTATACTACATTCAAACCTTGCAATGCCCAATTACAACCCAAGTTAGCCAGGAACAAACTCTTACCTGCGCCCGAGCCACCTGCAAAGATATTCAACTCTCCGCGGTTCATACCACCAAACAGTTTGTCATCTACACTTTTCCAGCCAGTGCTCAACTGCCCGTTTTTATCTTTAATCTTCATCAATCGAGCACGGGGATCTAGAAAGTAATCAGTGCCCATGTCCTTTTGTAGGCCAACTTGCACTGCCTTCTTGACCAATTCTTCTACTGGACCGTACTCACCCTTTTCCAACAGGTCAGCGGATGCTAAAATAGCTTTCTCAAGACCTTTATGGCGGATGAATGTTTCAAAGTCTGCCAGCAACCAATCAAAGTGTTCTTCACGTAGATTCTCTGCTGGCTTGAAGCTGGCATCAGTGGCCGCATTAACAATGTCAATAGTGGGCATGACATTATGTTCTTCAACATACGTGTTCATAAATTCCGCGGACATCTGTAGCTTGCGATCAAATAGCGTATGATCAAAGATTGATTGGCAACGCACAAATGTGGCCGCATCCGCCAGCATCATTTCCAAGTAGAGTTTTTGTATGTCGTAGCCGTAGTCTGTATTCTGTTTCATGTAGTTATTATATACTCTTTAAACGTTGATAGCAATATGTTTGACTGGATCCCATTTGCGCCAGACTCGCTGTTTAGTATGATAAGTTACTGCCCCAATTGAACTGCTTGGATCACCTGGGTTGGGCAACGACCATATGTGTTTGAAGCGAGGCTCAACTACATTGATATTGGCACCCTTGTTCATAGCACACCCGCCCATATAGACTAGGCAATCGGAGTTGGTCAGCTCAAGAGCCGTGTCCATAACTTGGGCAACTTGATTCTGGAATACCTGCTGTACTGCCGCGGCAATATTACATTGATCCTGTATGTTGCTAATCACATGGGGCCAGTTGTTAATACCCTTGTGCATGTTTTGTTTGGCTTCAACTATGCCCGCCATATAACCCATGACATCCTTATAGTAGATGCTGGCATCACCTTGTTCAGCCATTTGAGCCAGCAAATGTTCATCACGTATGGGTGTTAGCCCTACCAGTTGTGTAAATGCACTATAAAACAATCCAAGACTGTTTGGATACCAACGGCTCCATACCTTGCGCATTTCTCCGTGCATACCTTCCCAAATAGTTGCACACTCGAACTCACCAATTGCATCAAGCACCACAATGGCGCAATGGTTAAACGGACTAGTATAATACCCAGCTGCCGCATGGCTAGCATGATGGGCTGTATATGTAATAGGAGCATATCGATACGATCGCATATATCGTCTTGGCAGTACACTCATCTTTATCGCTGTACTATATTGGCCAGCATACAGTTGTCTAGCTTTCTTTAGCCAAGGATTTTCATACCAGAATATTCTGTCAGGACTGCCTAATGCTAGCGATTTGAGAGTGGTTTCACTTTCAAGTTGATCGCTTGTGCCGGTGTAGTTATCGATAAATTGGCCGTCCTTAAAGACAGCAATACTATGCCCGTGATTTAATGCGTTGACTCCCCAAAGTATCATTTGTAAATAAATGGATCGCGTTTACGTAATTCTGTTAGGCGTTTTTTAAACGCCCGACGATCCTGATACCATGTCCAGGGAGTTAATAGAAAGTCAATTATTCTTTTCATGTTGTTCCTTTGGAAACCACTTCTTTGCCCTAAGTTGAATCTTAAGACTGTTTGATTCTTTTGCATTAGTTATAAGCCATAGTGTAGCAAGTTTACCCAGCTTGACCACCGCATCGTTTACATCTTTAATATCTCCGGGCCAATCCGGCATACTTACACTCCAGCCAAACTCTAATGCTTGTTCGACAGTCCTTGGACCCTCGTGATCTCTGTCTGGTACTAGCACTATCTCTTTGCCCAGTTGTTTTAGTAACCAATTTTGACTGTCTTTAATTTCAGCACCTAACAAAGCACATCCATCAATACTTAGTGCATCAAATGGCCCTTCACTAACAATTACGAAATTTCTTTCATTAGTTTGACGGTCTAAGTTAAACACATAACCCGGTTGCTGTTCGCTTAGGTACTTGGGTTTAGCATCGTTAAATGCTCGAGCAGTCCAACCAACAATGTCGCCTTTAAATAAAAACGGAATAATAAGTCTGCTGTTGAATCCTATTTTGTTAGCCCAATAAAATGGATAGGCAAATGGATCAATCTTTCTTTCAACCAAGTACTCAACTGCTTCGGTAAATTTTGTTGGAACTGCATAGTCACCATCTGGAAGTTTTAAGAATGTATCTAACTCCTCAAAACTAATAGCATCTAGGGGCAATGCTCTTGTTTCAAATTTTGGAATAACGCTGGTTATTACAGCGTTTGAGTTTTCATTTAGCCTAAGTGCTTCTAGTCTAAGTTGGCTAATTGTATCGTCACCCATGTTAAGGTCACGCATTAGCTTACTCATTTTTTGACTAATGGTTCTACCAGGTTGCCAGCTTGCTTTAAATCCGCAATTGAAACAATGGTAAGATACTGCATCACCACCATTGATAATAAAGCCACCACGTTGGCGTTTGTCATCACAGCAGGGAGCATTGAAACTTATCCAGCCACTTGGGGTCTGTTTTCGTTTACCGGGTAAGTGTTGTAGTATTGTATCAGCTATGAGACTCATAGCACTATTATACTTAACTTACGGTAACTTTGTCAACCTTTCCGGTTGTTCCGGACGAATTAGTACCAGTAACATCTGCCAATCTTGAGTTAAGATATCTGACTCTAAAATATTTGTATTCACCAATCTCCATGGTCACTGTGAATGTGCCAGATGCGGCAACCGTTAGTTCTGGAAACTCATAAATTCGAACTTCTGGTTTAAATGCTTCTGTGGTAATAGTTGATTCAGTAGTACCTTCGATCCAAATTGTACCTTTAAATCCCGTATATGCAATTTCAAAGTCTAATGAAGTTGTTTTTTCAGCTTCGTAAAATGTAGTTGGAATTGCACTAGACTTGCGAATAGGAAGACCTTCTAAATTCATTTCTGCTGAAAAGTCTTTGTATACTCGCTCGTTTCTAAAGGTAGGCATAGCATTACCAATCAATTCAATTGTGCCAACAGCTCCAAATCTTGAATCGCCGTATAGTATAATGTCGTTGCCGTCTTTGACTGCGGTAACACTATATCGCAAAAATTGATCTTGTAACTCTACTAAATCATCTTGAGGTATAGTAACTGTACTAATACCCTTGTGCGTAGTTTGATTTAACGGAGTAACGGTGTACGGACTATTTGATAATGCGTTACCTTGGGAGTCCATAACATTAAGTTCAATTATAGAAAGTGTGCTTAGGTCAATGCGCTTTTGGTCGGCATTCTTAATGTCGAACTCGATAGTATTATCGATACCATTATATATTTTTACTGTTCTCTGATACACGTTTGTATACTCCGTAGTAAATCCTGCCAGATCGGCTAATAGCTGTACTCTATTTGGATATAAATAACTTGATATTTTTTGCATCTGGCAGGACCTTTATATACTATTTATGGCAAAACTAAGAGACAACATCGAACAACAATTACCCTTTATAAGCGTGTTAAACTACGGTGAAGAAGAATACGTTGGTATAATTATTAATCAAGACCAATTTGTTACTAGCTTCTACGATTTAAACGCAATAAAGTCCCCAGAAGAAAAAACCCTATTTTTAGAAATAGGAGAAACTTGGTGGTGGGAATCAAACAGACAATTTCCAATTAGCATTATTTGTCGTGATCAAATACTACCCTTTGCTTATGCTGTTAAAACTTTTAACAGTAAGGATGTTAGGGTAATACTAGGTCCAGTTGTTAATTTGATGAATCTAACGCTCAAGCGTGTAAAGCGTAAATCAGTACAGTTAGTGCGAAAAACTCGTTAACTAAACTCGTAGCTTATACCTTCACAGATTAGGTTCATCTGCACTACCACTACATGTGCGTAAGCAATAGCATGTGCTTTCTTAAAATAGTACTCATCACTCTCGGGTTTCGTCCAAACCTCGTTCATCACCGTAGTCCAATCTTTCCCAATCAGATAACGTTTCGCGGGTCTGATCATTGCTAGTACTGCGGCCAATTGCTCTATAGATCTTGGCTTGCTTTGTCTCAGAATAGACCCATGCCCATTCACATGGAATAGTAGTTGGGTAAAGTCGTCTTGCTCCAGTAGATCCCATAGTGGTTCAGTCTCCATTAACTTGAGTAAATGTGTTCTATCTTTTACGCCTTCATAGACACTAACATTTAAAAAGTCTAATTTAAAATACCCTCGTTCTTCTGCTTGTTTATACTCTATCGTACTTATTCCTGTAATTGGATTGTGCGGGATAGAAGTACAATATATTCCTGTATTGTGCTTTTTAAAAGTTCCATTGTCGCTAATTGCAGCCGTGACGTTCTTAAACACTTTAAGTGCGGTTGTTCTATCTGCAAAGTCAATATCGATATCTGGCATTAGTGTTTTATCTCTGATTCAAAAAGTAATAAAGGTAAGTGTTCTGTTAAGTGATCAGCATACTTGTCAGCTTCTTCGATAGTATCAAATCCCATAAACTTTACGTAAACTGAATTGTCTTCTTCCGACACAATCACTTGTAATTCAAGTTGTAATGCATCCGGATTAGGGCTTACATGATTTGTTTTCATATGTTAGATTCCTTAACAACTTGCTTGACTAAATCAGCGTCTGCTGACTTTTGCTTAAACTTATTAAGCCAAAATTGCAAGTCTATAATATTACTTATTGCAGATAGTTGATCATCACCCATCTTCTTCAGCATTGCTTTACCATTTGCTGAATTTAGTACAAGCCAAGGACTAATCTTTCCATCCTTGATGTCGTACGTAGCTCTGCTTAGACTAACATATAAAAAATAATGATTCCATACACTTCCTTGATCTTCTGCCCATGTTAGCATATGACTAATACTACGCTCTAGTGCAACTTCAACCGGTTCAGTTTTAATTAGGTGCAAGACGTATTTTTCATACAATTCATCTCTGCACCAGTGATCTAATTTAACGCCACTAGTTACAACATAGTTTATAAACTTATCTGGATACAAGGGATTGACATTAGAAACAAAACTACCAAACTTAACAAATGAATTATAATACGGACTATGGGCAAACTCATCATACGTTTTGTCAACTTTAGAGTTTTGACTCATCCTATAAAATTTGTTATAGGTATCATATCCAAGAACAACATGTCTTTCAGTCTTAGCTAGTGCTCTGCGTTTTTGCTCGCAGACATGCACAGCTAACGTTTTTTCTTTAGTAAATTTATTACTACAATACTGACAAGTATACGTTTGTTCTTCCACTGCCATCATTTAAATTTCTTTGCGATCGTTGCATCATCCATGCCGTATGTTTTAGCAAGGGCCTTCATCTCTTTATCTGTAGTTAGCTGAGCCAGCATTTCAACCTCATCCATCTTTTTATTAGGATAAATTTCAGCTAAAAACTTAACTCGCTTGTTGCTATTTGCGGCATCTTTCTTTTTATTACCTAACCACTGATGAAAGTATACAGTATCTCCGTTGTAACTACACATGCACAACAGTAGCCACATAAGTTTAGGATGCTTCTGTAAAAGATTCCAGTTCTTATTAAAATACTCATTAACCGTTAATACAAAGTGTTCTTGAATTTCACGCTTTTGCCCCTGCACGTTACTGATGTAACGATTAAGAATAAAATATTCGTTCTTAAGAGCCTTCTGTTGATCTGCATCCATAGCGTCCCATAGCTCGCGGACATTTTGATCAACAGCTGACAGTTTCTCTTTTAATTCAATCTTTTCACTCATTTGGTTGCTCTGTTTCTAACACTTCGTCTTTAGGAACTAGTCTAGCATCAAATGCTAACACAGTGCGATATCCCATACCTTTCCAGGGATATACTGTATGTGGTATATGGCTTGGGAACAGAACAATCGAACCCGGAGTTGGGCTGTACTTCCATATATCTGACATCATAAATTTAGTAACATCTCTTGTTTGCGGCATTCTAAATGCAATTTGTGAGTCACTTGGGTTGCTATCTAATGTAAGCTCGGGAGCAGTAATATAAATGTTTCCGCTTAGATTTCCACCTGGATGACTGTGCAATTCTTGATACTGTCCTTCGGATTGTCTAATAGTCCAAATGCTAGTAACAACGGGTCTACACATGTCCAAATCTTTTGTTGTACTCTGTTTAGAAACAATTTCCATGTAGCCTTTACACATTGTTTCTAAATACGCAACAAGCCAACTAGTATCAATGTTAAGATCGTTTGGGTATACTTGTATTTGCTGTCCTCCACGAACACTAGTATACGGGTTGGATGCATCATCTAACTCAGGATGCGCATGTAACTGTTCAGTTAAATTAAAAATTCTACTAAATTCAACCGGTGCAACTGTGTCAATTGCAAAAATTGTTGGTTGAAAATATGCGATATGTAACGCCATTATATTTTGTCCTTGCTTAATTTGTATATCATTATAACACGATCCAAGGCCTTTTGTAAAGTCACATTGGTACGTGCTTCTCGCCGAATTTCTCCCCACATCTTACTGTCCATTATATGATCGAGTAACGGTCTACCATCATTGGTTCGGGGATCAAAGTTTGGATTTTCTTTATCATAATCCCAACCTGCCACTTGTCTAGTACTAGGGTCTGCACCAAATTCTCTAGTATAAACTACATCCTTTACTCGCTCGTGTATAAGCGTTGCGCCCGGTTTAAGCTGTCCCATTGTATTCCTTTACTGGTAAAAAATTAATGTTCAATACAGCTCGAGGTTGGTCTCCGGTTGGACAATTACCCGAATGATATCTAGAACCATTAAACACTACTAAACGTCCTCGCTTTGGATTTATTGTTTGTATTGGCAATAACTTATTTCCAATTTGGTTAAACATCACAGTATCGCCGTCGCTATCGTTAATATAGTATATTGCTGTCACAAGACCTTTTACCAGTGGTGTAAAATCAACGTGCGGCATACCATAACTAGACACTGGACGATTTTTATTTGATAGTGTAACATTTGCTTTGATTCTAAGTAGCTGTTTGATATTGATAGGCATTGCAGAAAGTATAGGCACCATTAACGGAAATGACGGTGATACCACACTATGCTCATCCCAGAATACTAAATGTACAAGTTGAGTATAATCAACTGATTCTGCCGTTGCTATGCTTAATGAGTTATGCTCTTCACCCGGTGGCACTAAACTCCAAGGAATAGTAGGCCCAGTGAATAGAGTTTCAAGTTCTATCTGTTGGGCTACCGGAATAGCATCATCAATAATAACAATATCTTTAAACATTATAGAATTTTATCTAACTGAATTATCTCGCTTTGTCTGCTAATTTCTTTTACAAAATAAGCACAATCTGGTTGATCTTTAAAGCGAGTTGGTACTGCTAATAGTTGTCCATTTTTCATCTTTGGAAAATACCATTTAACATCATTGTAGAAATTTACAATTTCAATTTTCTTAAACTCTACCCTAAACGAGCTCAACGGATTAAACACTAGTGCTTCAAATCCTCTGTCATTTAAACTAGTTAAAGGTAAAATTTCAATGTCAGTAGCACAGCTACTATCACCTACTGCAATACACCAATCAATGGGCATTGTTACTTCATCTTCGCCAATCCTCAGTACCATGGCAGGTGCATTAAAACTTTCAAGAAAGATTAACGGCATAAAAAAGAAATCTGGTTCTTTAGGGTCACTGTTATCTAGAACTGCAAATCTAGTACTATCATCTACCTCGTCGGGTAAATTGTTTAATGAAAAAGTCTTGTTATCTAATGTTAATATTTGCATAATTCCTTTATTTTTGCCAGTCCGTTTTAGTAATAGTAAACGGATACTTAGCATCCTTGTAAAATTTCTTTCTTGCTGTAAGGTGCCGTTTTGCATACTTACAGGTACTGGTTATGTCCCAGATTTGTACGAAATCTTTGTCTTCTGCTTTTCTAATGCCTCGCCCAATGCTTTGTATAACACGGACAAAGCTCTTTCCGGGTTCAAGAAGAACCAGATTAAAAATCCTTGGGATATTAATACCAACAGCGGCCACACCAAAAGTCGCCACAGTAATCTTGTTATCATTTGTCGCATGTTCTTTGTACTCCTCGGTCCTCTTTGTGCCTTTTACTTCGCCTGAAATAAACACAGCATCATCAAGTAATTCTATTAGTTGTTTGCCTGAATCAATTCTATTAACTAGAACTAATGTATTGCCTGTTTCTGATAAGCCTTTAACTATTTTTGCAATATACGCTAATCTCTCAGGGCTGGTAACGAGATATTTTAATTCTTCTGCGTATGATTTAAATTCTGGTAAATCTATCATCTGCACAATGTTTACGTGCAAGTTACTAAGCACACCCATCTCTTGTAATTGGTGAGCTTTAATACTGCCAACTACTGGGCCGATGCTAGCATATATAGGTTGTGCTTCAAAGTCATCTTTAGGAACAGTTCCAGTTAATCCCCAACGAATGGGTGCATTTGCTAGGTTTTGTGTAAGCAAGTTCTTCAATACTTCCGCTTTGGCCATGTGTACTTCGTCAACAATCACTGTCTTAACACCGTCAAGAAATTCTGCTAATGTTATTGCATTTTCTAAATCCCAATTCTTACTTTTCTTGTCTAGTACGTTAAGACTTTGCCATGTACAGATAGTGTGAGTCTTACCTAGATCCTTGCGATCCCCAAAGTAAACGCCAACATCAAGTCCAACGTTAATATAGTCTTCTTCTGTTTGTGTAACAAGATCTTTATTAGGAACAATTACAATAGTACGTCCGTATTTCTCAGCGCAGTGACTTAATGTAGCTGTCATAATGGTTTTGCCGGCACCAGTTGCTACTTCTTGTAGTGCTTGTGTATTAGTAAAAAAGCGGTTAACAACTTCCACTTGGTCATCACGTAGCGTAATAGGCTGTCCTGCAAATCGATGTCCTTTAGGCCACACTTTGCCTTGGTCTGCCCAATAACTGTTTGTGATTTCTTCAAATTCAATTTGCCCGGTTGTACGCAAGTCTTCAACATCTTCAATATGTACACGTAAACTTGCAAGTATTTCTAGACACTTTTCTAGCTGACTCAGATAGCCGTTACCACCAAGACCAAACATACTGACCATACCATCCCAACGTCCTAATTTGTACGCAGGTTGATAACGTGCAGTTGGATTTTCATACTTAAATGTATTAGTTAATTTTTTTCGAGCATCTAATGGAAGATTCTCAAATTTAATATTAACCTCATCTCGTATAACTAATTTTACTCCCATACGTTCCTTGTCTCAATAATCGGTTGTGTGTCAGTGTGTGAAATTATTAAGTCGCACAAGTTTGCATACACTGATGTTTTTGTTTGGCGAAGCATATTTCCCACAGAAATAACGCTCATTGGGCGCCACTCATTTTTTAGGAAAAATTTCGGAATTTTTCCATTTTGCACCCCAACTACTTTTGTTGTATTATCAAGTTGACAGTTGTAACTATGTTCACCAATAAATTTATTAAACTGACTTCCGACCTCGTCGTTCGGTAATCTAAAATAAATTCCAACATTATCGTATATTGAATTATTTTCTAAACTTTCATGCAAAATTGTCAGTTCAGCCAGGCATTTTTTAGGATCATTATTATCAAAAACAACTAACACTGGCAATCGTTTTAACTCAGTTAAGCTAGAAATAATTTCGTCTAATGACCATTTGTTCCTATCAACCCATACTTTTGTTGAATTCCGATAGGCTAAAATTTCGGTCAATTTTTCCGGATTTTTTCCGGATTTTTCATGAAAATATTGATACCTAGTACTTCGGTCACTAATGACGTTATCGTCAATTGGGGTGCTAATACCTAAGTCAGCCGTGATTTGTTTTTGAAAGTTAACGTGCGTGATGTTAGTTAACAAGAACTGATTCTTAACTTCGGTTTTTTCCCAAGATTTTATGATTTTGTAAAAATCCTGGATTTTTTCCTCGATTTCAAAACCCATTGGTTGTAGTAGTTCGACCAGTGTTTCAATATTTTCTTCGGTTAGGTCTGCGGAGTATGCTTTTCCACTTGCTACTTGTACCAACCCATTAATTTTTTTAACATTAGCTGTTATTGATTTCCGTATGGCCGAAGAAAATGCAAATTCAATTACAAGCAACGACTCAATTGATGAAATATACATTTTTTTGGTTTTATCAACTTCTCTAAAAAGTTTAGACCAACTTGGTGTCATTAATGACTCGTTAAGCTCACCGACATTTTGCGCAAATTTGTCAGTGTGTTCATTCAAAATCTTAACTAATAGCTTACTTTGATTTTCTGTGATAAATCCAGGGGTTAAAATTGCCGTTGCTAGGCTACGTAATACCCTAGCATCCCTCTTTGGTATAATTTCTTCAATTGAGGGATCTGATTGATTTACAATTTTAATTAAAAGTTTATCTATAGTCGTCATATTACTAGTATACACGGTAATTTGTCAAAGGTCAACTATTTGAATAAAAAATAGGCCTCAATATTATTTAAGGCCTATTAGTATTCGTTTGGGCGAATTGATTATAAGTGTGCGTCTTCCATACCCGCTACACGGAGCTTCACAATGTTGGTAATTTGCCATTGTTTCTGATCCAACGCTTTAGTGATACCTAACCATTTGTTACGAAGTAATGCAAACTCGTTGATAATTTTTTCAAAGTCAACAACGTCTGCTTCACCTTCAACAAACTTTTCACAATCTCTTGAGCTTAATGCTCTTTGATAGTTTTCAAGGTACTTTCTAAAATGCTGACTCTTGAGTCTGCGAAGTTCAATGTTAAGGTACTCTAAAATTGCCTCAATTTCTTGTAATTGGCCAAAGCGTTGTTCAACAACACCTGGCATTGACGCGGCCGCTCTTTCAACGTTACCACTAATGTTACACTCTTTACGAGCTTCAATTAATTCATTGTTGTAAAAATCCACAGCGTCAGGAATATAAGAAATATCCTTGCTAACTTTAACGTACCAACCCATTAGAAATCCAATTCTTTATAATCTTCGTCTTCAGCGTCTTCATCAAGATAGTATTCAATAGCAGAATCTAGAGTGTCATCAACACCGGTTGCACTTTGCAACACTTTGTCACTAACACCGTGATCTGCCAACAAATCCACATAACGTTCAGCTACTAGTTCTAGTTGCTTCTTGTCAATATAGTCTGCAAAAAGCAACCAGATATCACCAATTTGTGTTTCATTCAACATTTTCGTCTATCTCCGTAGGAATGGTAGTTGTTGTTAAAGGTTTGATATGAAATTTTGCCATTAACATATCTAATTTATCATCTTTCCATTCTTTTCGGTAGAATTTGAATTCCTC